GGACAATTGAACCCAACGTGGGCCGAGTGGCTAATGGGATACCCCTGCGGGTGGACCGTCTTAGAGGATTGGGCAATGCGGTGGTTCCGGCCCAAGCGCGAGAAGCGTTTGAAAGATTGCTCGGCATAAAATGAGTGATGTTGTACTGATCGAGTGGTTTAATTCTCACTACTACAAAGTCACCGAGGCCGACGGGCAAGCGCGGTATATTCCAAGCGTTACCACAAAGCTAGGAGTTATAGACAAGCCGCAGATTGCCCGTTGGAGAGGCGACTTAGGGAACAGAGAGGCGGACGCCCGCATGAATGAAGCGGCCGAGAAAGGAACGCGCATTCATTGGGCCTACGCCGTCTCACTTCAAAGCGGCGCCGTTGTCTACAATCCATGGCAAAAACCAATCTATACCGAGGAGGGAATAACCGAACTAAAAGCCAAGCATAAAGAGATTGCGATCCTACGTACGCAGGAGGAAATGTGGGCTATCTGCAAATTGGCCGAGCAGTTCAAGCGCCTCCAGCCCGAAGTGCTAGGAGTCGAGGAGATGGTTTACGATTTAGAAAAAAACGATGCTGGGACGATCGACTCAGTATTTGGAATCAAAGAAGGAAGCTATCTTATCAGTGGGTCGAAACCCCTGCGTCTTCCTGGCGGAATCTATGTCAACGATTTAAAGACAGGCTCTTTTATTGGCGATGACGTGTGGCTGCAAATTGCGCCCTATGTCGTGATGTATGAGAAGAAACACGGAGTAAAAGTCACCGGCGGACTTGTGACGCACACCGGATCCACCATGAAAGGCGGGATCGCCGGCCTTAAGACCATGTACTGCGACAGAGAATTACTTCAGGAATACTACGAAAAATATCGTCGGATATCGGATGTCTGGATGGACCGACATAAAGACGAAGAACCCGAAACGTTCCAATTCCCAAGTCTAATAACAATGCCGATTAAGGAGGCCGTATGAGTTTTGCCGATCTGAAAATTAAGTCCGGTGGAAAATTCTTAAAAGTTGAAGCCGGAGAACCCCATGACATCCGGCTCTATAGCGAAGATCCCTGCGAAAAAATTATTCATGGGTTTGGGAAAGAGGCCGAACCCTGCGGCGGTAAAGGATGCTTGCGCTGCGCCGAAGGTTCCGAGCCGAAGCAGCGATTCCTTGTGAACATCTACGATCACGGCGCGCAGAAAGTAATGATATGGGAATTCGGCGCCATGATCGCCAATCAACTGAAAGCCCTCGCCATCGCCCTTAAAGAAGAAGGCCGCTCTCTCATGGATGTTGATTTGAAAGTGGATGCAACGGGCTCGTCTCAAAATAAGAAGTATACCGTGACGCCGCGCATGACATCCAAAGCAGTTCCGACAGGACTTGTTCTCTATAAACTCGATTCCGACTTGCCTTTCTAGTCATGCTTATGCGGAAACGCCCCATTCGCGGGGAGAAATATGTGCTCTCCTCCGATGGGGTGGAAGTGACCATTTTAGAAGAAGGAGCCGACGATTGTGTCCGAGTGATTCTTCCCAGCGGTAAGGTGGCGGTCCTAGCCAAAGAGAACCTAAATCTCCCCGTTATCGACACAAACTACTACGAAAAATATGCTCATCCGAAGACATAAATTTGGTAACATACCGACCTTCATAGATGGAATCCGTTTCCAAAGCAAAAAGGAATCACGATACTACCAAGACTTACTGCTCGCACGTCGCAGTGGAGATCTGTTGTTTTTTTTGCGGCAAACTCCGTTTCACCTCCCCGGTGGCGTTAAATACATTGTTGATTTTGTTGAATTCTGGAAAAGTGGAGAAATACGTTTCGTCGATGTCAAAGGCCACAAAACACAAACATACAAGATCAAGAAAAGTTTAGTGGAAAGCCTCTACCCGATCACTATAACGGAGATGTAAATGAGTCGAGCCAACTATAGTGAAGATTGTTATGGATGGGAATTGATTTGTTGGCGCGGTGCCGTTAAATCAGCGATTAGGGGTAAGCGAGGTCAGGATATACTCTCTGATATGGCAAAAGCATTAGACGCAATGCCGATAAAGAGATTAATTTCAGAGGAGTTAATTTCTAAAGAAGGAGAAGTCTGCGCTCTCGGTGCTGTGGCTAAATACAAATCATTGCCGGTAGATAATATTGATCCACAGAACGCCGCTCAAGTCTCGCGTATTTTTAACATTGCCGAAGCATTAGCCAGAGAAATCGCATACATAAATGACGATGGTTATAGTATTACTCCAGAAGATCGGTGGAAAGTTGTAAGGAAATGGGTAAAAGAAAACCTCAAATATGGACAATAAAGAACGGGCGGAGAAAATTGTCGATGATTTTCCGCGACTTCAGAATCAGTTTAATGAGCCAATTCCGGAGAATTACGCAAAGGCTATAACTCTACTTGCCGCCCAGCTTGACGAGGCGCAGAGGGAGGCTATTGAAGTAGACAGAGATCGCCCCGAACTAGATAGATTGGCCGATTGTGTGCGTTATAAGCAACGGGTTTATTCGGAAGGCTTCGCCGCCGCACAGGAGAAAGCGACGGGGATTGCTTACGACTATGATCACGATTGTGCCGAGCGCATCCGAGCTATGACAATGGAGGATAAGTGATAGACCAAAAAATTAATGAGGCCGTCGCTAGAAAGTTGGGGTGGAGTTGCCATGAGCATCCGATTCTAGAAAAAAACGATATTGTTATGGCTCATGGTTGGGTTAGACCGAATCCGCTAAAAGCTTGCTTCCATGAAGCTGTTCCCGACTACTGCCACTCCATTGAAGCGGCTTGGGAGATTGTGGAGTTCGTCCGACATATGCAAACCGATTCTCAAATGAAGGCCGCACTTAAATGTCGATTGGCTTTGCATTCTGATGGACAATGGAATATGTGGTTTCCGGGGATGAGCATAGGAGAAGAAGCCGATACCGCTCCTATGGCAATCTGTCTCGCTTTCCTGAAATTAGATGTTCAAGTTGCGTCGTGATCCAGGAGAGCATTTCTTACGCATTGACCAGATTGAAGAGCGGCGATATGAGGATATTTTCAATGAACGTTATCAACTTATCTACAAGGCTTGTTTACGGACTATCATGCGGCAAGATATGAGTTTTGAACGTAAGATGGTTATTTACGGGGCACAGGTCAGGGCTTTGATTTGCTTGGTGTTTTTGAAATTGGAGGATAAATGACCGACCATATGGGTGAGACCAACAAAATGGTATTTTCTGATAACGATTTTGTTTTCCTAGAGGAGCCTGTCGATGCCGATACATGGATCTGCCTATTCGAGCAAAGGAGAGCCGAATGCCTTTTTCTGACGAGGATTTAGCGAAATTGAAAGAATCAATGGAGCATTATCCTGCGTGGTATCAGGAACGCTGTAGCGATATTCTTCCGCGTATCCTTACCCGGCTTGAAGCCGCAGAAGCATTCGCCGGAATTATGGAGGGTGGCGTTGAATTTAACGAGTGCGACTCATGCTTAGGCGACGAAGATGACGACGGTAAAAGACTTCACGAAAAGGATTGTGAGGTGGCTATTTCTTTGGAAGCATGGCGCAAGGCGGCGGGCAAGTGATTACCGAAAAGCAAACCTCCTGGCTCAAGGAATTCTTGCTCGGGCTTTGCGAGAATACCGAAGATCGCCAGGAAGTTGAAGAAATAGTCGACTCCTTTCGCAAGCTCTGGCGCGTGGCGCTCGCGGCCGAACAAAACCCCTACCCACGGTCGCCCAGGCTGAAGGAAGCCTTGGAATCGGTTAAAGCACCGATTCGACCGAGAGTGATTCCGTGAATGGCCTGAAATGACAGAAACTGGCCCCTATACCACGATCACCGTCGAAGAATATTCGCGACTAAGCGCCGTGATCCTGCATCTTCGCCGGAAGGTTCAGAAAGCTCGCGAATTGCTAGAAACTGGAAATACTCCGGCGGCGCTTGAAATATTGAAATTCGAGGATGACCCTAGTGCATAAGCGTAATGATTTATGAAGACGAGGTATGATGGCAACTTTTGAAAGAGACGAAAACGGGAACTGTAAGATCTGCGGAAAGAAACATTCATACCCGCACAAAAATGGTTGTCAATTCTGCGAGGAAACGCGACCGCATCATCATTTGTGGGGAAGTTTTGGTCAAAGAACTGAACTCGAAGAATGTAGCCCTAAAAGCTACGCGAGTTAATTTATAAATGTTGGGAGGATGTTGGCAATGACTTTATGGGTTCTAATAATCTGGATATCGAATAATGGGCATGACGGGGCGGCAACTGGATTAACCATTTCGCAGTTTGATAAGCAATATCAATGCGAAAAGGTTTTATCCGCTTGGAAGCAAAACAATGAAAAAGGGCACTCAGGAATGTGTATCGAGGTTAAAAAGTAAGTAGCCCTAAGAATGATACTTCTAAAATTACTCGCGTATGCGATAGTCTTGATGTGCGGAATTGTTGCAATCCTAATGCTTATCGTTACGATTGATTATTTTGTGCGACTCATAAAACAAAAATGACATACCTATAAGGAGGACGTGAACTATGTGGAAGCTGGCGATCGTTGCCTTACTTGCTTCAAATGCTGTTGCTTGCGGAACAGGATGTTTTGAGTATAACGGAAGCTGCGCGTGTGATTCGGCGCCTGAGAAAAGCGTGACGCCTGAAGTTGTCCCGTCGGACGAAAAGCCGCCGCGAAGCGGAATCCCTTCCTGGCAAGATCCGACTATTAAAGCCAGTGAACCGCAAAGCCTCATCTACCAAGATTCAAAATCGGACGCTGATAAGAAGGCAGCGGACGTCGAAGGCAAAAAAGCCGCCGGCATTGTCTATATGGTACCGGACGCAGACGTAGGAAGATCGACAAACTAAGCTACTTCGAATTTTCCAGCTTAAGCCCGACGCATTTGCATTCCTCGTCGTAAAGGCAAGGTTTATTGTCGTACATTCCGTGGTCCAAATGGGAATGCGGGCAATTAAGACACTTGTGGCCGAATTTTACTTTAGGGGCAAATCCTTCGTATCCGAGGATGCTTTTTCGGATTCTGCTTCCTTTGCCTGGGACGGCGCGGTCGCCGGAATGATTCTGACTTTGTAAATCTTCTTTCCCGTCGGGTGTTTGGCCCTCTCGATCTTCTTTTCCAACGGGCTCAGTTTTTGCTTCGGAAGGATCTTTTGCACCTTCTCCCAATTCGTCAGAAGCATTGTCGTTGACGAAATGAGAGCTACTGCTATCGCCGTCCAAAATCCCCACTTAAATTGCTCTCGCCTCTCCTGGCCGGATCGCCGGTCCATGAGATAATCAACATCATGGGCCAGGCCGCGCTTGCCTGTGGAATCAACAAAAACGACCGCATTAAGCTTACGAAGTTCATGGTCGTGCCTGTCCCACTCGGCCAAAAGACCGACAATCTTTCTTTTCCGATCGCCGCGCAAAATCTCGTCAAGCTCTCGGATAATATCTTCCAGATGTTCAAGGCGCGACTCGATACCGCGCCAGATGGCATTATCGTCTCCATTCACTCACGCAACTCGGGATCTATCGGAGGATACATCGCAAGCATCGCCAAATTGCCGACTCGATCTACCACCTTATTAAACGTCCTGTCTGTCAGACCGTCCCAAACGAAATGATGCTTAGACCGTGGGCCATGAAACTGAAATTGCACGTGCTCGTGAGAATCTTCCCAAAAGACGTCTAGAATGATATGGCATTGCTCGAATTGCCACCGAACTTGTACGCATTCACCATTTTCAATTCTGCCCTTTTCCCATTTCTTAAGCTTATTGTCGATCACTTCCTCGAGAGCGGACATCCACTCTCGCATCTCAAGCTTTTCCATGTGAACCCCTAAATGTGACGATTATAAGAGTGGAACATTGGGCCATTTGAGCTTTGCCCAATCGTGCAGTAATTCCAAACCCCCAGCCATCAACGTCGTGACGGCTAATTGAACCTGACTGCATTGCTCCGCATTTAGTTTTCCGGTCGTAACAAGTTGAGACGTCAAATAGCTGGCGGCTAATTTGCCGACCATGTATGACGTCTTCTTAATGGCAATACTAACTTTATACTGCTCCGGAATTAGGTTACTTACCCAGCTTAAAATCTTAATCATAACGCCCCCTTATTTGGTCCGGTTCATCTCCTCGAACGATTCCGTTTTCGGGACATCCGCTCTTGGAGTCCTTATCAGCGTCACCTTCTCGTCTAACTGAAGATTTAAGAGTCCGCGCTGTTCTCCGTGTTTTTCTTCAATCTTCACTTGATAGTCAACGGGAATGACAATCAAATCTCCGTCTTTATTTAAAATCGTCACCGTCGAATCTTTTTGGTTTATCGCCTTAACAGTCCCGCGAAAGCGAGTCCAGTCTACACACACCGCACAAACCAACAAAGAAAGAATCAGCTTTTTCATAATGTCTCCTTATGCCGTGGCAATAGGGCTGCTCGGTTGTCCTTCACGTTTAATCCAAACAACTTCACTCACTCTATCTGTTGCCATATCTAAATGGACATGGGTAGGAAGATTCTCGCTGTTGGTATAAATCCCATAGCGAGTAATTCCTACCGAAATCCCCGCCGCGAGTATAAGGTAGACTTCGTGTGAGTTTTCAACCACCAAGTCCACAGCCAATCCCTGAAGGTGCGCCGAGTCAGGGACCGCTCCAATAATTGATTGGTTTGCCTCCAATGAACGTAGGCCACTGGAGATTTTGAAAGGTATGGCTGCGATATGTCTTGCCTGGTCGAGCTTGGCGACAAATTCCGGTTCAAGGCCAACCACCTCCTCCGCAGAGAAATAACGATACTCAGGCGGCATGACGCTTCTCTTCGTAAATCCTGTCCATGCGAAACGTTTTGAAATTCTGAATCCACCAATGCCCTGAAGGACAAACAAAAAGCCGTCCGAAATGTTCATCTTGTACCAGGTTTAACGGAAAGTGACACACTTCGCAAGAAAGATCTGTCGCCATAGCGATTACTCCTTACCTGTCTTTCTGTTTTGCCGGATTCTCTGGAGAATCTGCAAAAGAGCTTGCCTTGCTTGAGGATTTGAAGCAATCGAATTTAACTCGCGCGCCGCAGAGCCGCCTAAAGCCGCTGCGCCGCCCAAGCTTCCAGGCGATAAGGCAACCGCCGTCGCAAGAGGCGCAAGGCCGCCGATAATGCCGCCTTTTACTCCCTGTTCATGTCCACCGACAGCGGCGCCCATTGACCCACCGAGAGTCGAAAGCATTCCGGCGAGTCGGGAATACTCTCCATGCTTATTGACGGGAAGAAACTTCGTCATGTTGTCTTTTAAAACAGCGGCTCTATAGTTATTGGACGTTTGTTTCAGGGCTCCGGACTGATTCGATAGAACCTCGTCGAAGCTTCTTTTTAAATCAAACAGCTCAGCGCGTCTTTTTCTTTGCCAGATCGGTACGGTGTCGATAATGTCATCGAGAGATTGTTTTGCTTTAAGCGCTTGCCTGGCCGTGGGAAGTTCGCCCGCATCAATTCGCTTTCCAAGATCGACAAGATATTTGTTTGCCGTTGACGCTTCAGGGGAAACCGCTGTTTGTATTCTCTCAGCCATTGTTGGCGCAAGACTTTTACCTGGCAATTTATCAATCACCTTGCCCATTGCCGCGCCAGCCTCTTGAGTTGACGGCGCCTTATACATTGCAAGACCCTTTCGGGCTGTCTCCTCGAAATCCTTCGCTTTGCCGCCAGAAAATACTTCAGCTCCTTTGGCGAGTCCGCCTTTCACCTTAGAGGCCAATTTTCCCGTCATTTCGAGAACCTTCGGGACGCCTGGAATCGCCTTAAGCATGGCCGGATTTTCTGCAACCCCAGCACCCATAACCGACGCCGCGCGACCCAGAGGAGTTTCGGGTACTGTATCCGGCGCAAAAGCGGCTCCGGTCGCCTGCCTTGCAAATTCGCCGGCTGCGGCGCCGATTGGACCTCCCACCATACCACCCGCAATAGGAAGCGCCGCCCCTCCTACCCGCTGCATCGTAGCAGGGTCCGTTTGAAAGAATTGTTTTGTTAAGTTAGCTGGACTTGATGCCATCACAGCTTGGCCGGCTTTCTCAGCTATTCCCTGCCCTTCATTCTTAAGGAAAACCATTGGCGAATTCATATTTGCCTCTGCAATAGCCTTTTGCTTCTGAAGTAAAAGAAGCTCTAACTCTTCAGCCTCGGATAAATTCGCATCACTCATTAACTTTTAATCGTCCCATTCTTCTTTTTCTCAAGCAGCATTTGAAGACGTCTTTCATTTTCAGCACTAAATCCTGGCAATGGTCCAGTGTCCGGTTTATTAGTTTTTAATTGTTCCATCTTCTGGCTAATGTCTTTACCATGAGGCGAAATAAGTGGTGCCCCTCCGCTTCCTCTGGCACCAGCCCTTTGATATTCCATCGCGTTAAGACGAGAGCGCAGGAGCCCGTCAATCTTCTCAGCAGCCCCGACATATTGAGACGGCGTAAGATTCGTATTTAAGTAATCTCGCCAGTGGGCGATTTCCTGATCGGTCGCTCCGGTATTTTTAAACACGTTTGCGAGCTCGCCTTGGAGAGCATTTAAGTTGAGTCCAAGAGCAACCACTTCCGGATCATTCGTCTCCTTCTTTAAGACGTTAATCGGAGTATTCAGCCATTTCTGATTGGTATTGCCGATCGCCTGATACGAATCATAAGCATCTGACAGATGGCCCAAAGCGGTATTAAGAGAAAGCGCATTCTGTCCCATCTTCCCCGACGTAGAATACCGCGCCATAGCCGCATTGGTATCGGCGGCATAAGCGTTAAACTTTGGAAGTCCATAGAGTGTCGGATACTGCTCAGCCAAAGACGAAATTAGGGAGCGTTCCCTAAACCCAATGTCACCAGAGCGGAGGCGTCCCTCGTAACGAGCAATCGCAAGAGCCTGTTGTTCGGGAGTCGCATTAGCCCATGACGTACCGACGCCCGACTGAGATGTAATCACCTGTTCGCCTTTTTTCTTTTGGCCGACAGATGTTAAACCTTTCCCTGGCGTATATTGGTAAACGTTGTGCGGCTCGTGATTTTCAGCGTATTTCACAAGCAATTTCTGAACTTGCGGACTTATCTTCTTAGGTGCTGTCGGTTGGGGTTCAGCAACAGGAGCCGCACCCATAACAGGCGGAGCCTGAATAGGAACTTGCGTGGTAGTAGCCGGCGGCAAGCCTCCGCCATTTATTGTCGGTTCCGGAATAGGAGTGCCGGACACTTCATGGGCTAACGTAGCTCCCATTTGATGCTCGGGAGATCTTCCCTCGAATGAAGACGGAGCAACTGTAGGTGTAGTTGATGTGGCCTTAGCACTATCCGCAGAACCAGGCAAATTATAGAGCGACCTTAAACCACCTATAAAAGCGTCCTGATCCTCATAGCCTTTCTGGATCTTCGCGATAGCAAGCACCTGATCCGGAGACATCGTTCGGGCTATTTTCTCGTCGACCCCTGTCGCTTTAGCCAAAGCAAGAGCCTGGGCCACTTTTTGTTTTTGAGCGTGAATGGATTCGCCAACTTCTCCGATCGCTTTCATTCCAGAAATAAAAGATTCACTCTCCTGCGCTCGCGCTTGTTGTTTCATCTGAGCCGCGCGCTGGGCAGCATCGACGTAAGATGCGATGGGAAAGGCGTTAGGTTGAATTCTAAAATCAGGCATGATTATTTACCTGCCGCGATTTTTCCCCAAGGCGACAGAGCACCAACGCCCTGTGCAACGGTAGAGAAATTCTGTTTTCCTGTGGGAGCCTGCGGAGCCATTTGAGCGCCTATTGTTTTTGCGACGTTTGCCTGATTAATAAAGTCTTCAAGAGATTGTCCGCGCTGGAGCGCGCCCGTCTCAAACCCTTGACGACCCGATAAGGCGGCCAACTTTTTGTCGGCCTCGTCCATCGCCAACTGCGAGGCAATTTGAGATTGCTGCCTTGCCACTTCCTGACCATAACCTGTCGAATCATAAAGATGCGCCGCCTGCGCGTTCTCGGCAATATCCGGAAGCATCGTTTTAAAAAGATCCTTGGCGTGCGCGTTCGCTGCATCGGAATTAGAATGAATCGCTTCCAAAGTATCCGCATATTGTTGTTTGCCAAGACCCGTGATATCGCCCTTATCTTTTGCTAATTGATAAGGATCAAGAGTGAAAGCACCGGAACCGCCAATATTAGGAGTCTCGCCACCTTCGCCAAAATGAGCTCCTGTAAGAGCATTAAATCCCTGTTCTGGAAGACTCGCAATATACCTGGGAACAGGCCCCATCTTTCTAGCCAATTCAGAAGTCCCAAAAGTTGAAATAGCAGTTGCCGCCCTAACGGGATTTGAAAATGCCTTCTTAACTGTTCCGCCCATAATTAAAACTCCTCCTTAAGAATCTCGGCATAGGGGTGAAACCCTTTGCCCAAAAAGCGACAGTACGCCTTCGTTTTTCCTCGACTCGAATACACGCCAAAATGAGCGCAGAGACAATTCTTGGCGCGCTGCCTCACTTCTTCCCATACTTCCTTGACCCATCTTTGGCCGCGCTGATCTTTTCTCACCCACGCCTGAGAAACCATATATGCAAGACGATTGTCGAAGATGTTGGAAATATTCGCTAAAAGATAAATCACCAACTGATTGTCAATCGTTCCGAGCCAAAGATCGCCGCCCTGATTAAGATAAGAGGCTGCGGCAATCGATTGCAACGTCTGTTGATAAAACCCTTCCAAATTGACTCCTTGCGGCAAATGCGAAGAAACCATGAAATCTCTCACCGCATCCTGAATCTGAGGGGAAAGTCCTTCCGGAATTTCCCTGGCAAGCCAAAACGTCAATGGTTTACCTTCCACCAATTTGAGATACGGACTATCGCACAAGACGCTTGGCGAAGTCATGCTAAGTTGTAGTACGGTATCTGATACGCCGTATTCCCAATCATAATAGTCAGATACCCTGTTGGTGTTGCAGGCAAGGCGGTAGCTCCTCCTGCCGCGCCGACGCTCGTTTGCGTCGTCGGACTTCCCAATTTAATGTCTCCAAGAATAATTGGAGAAGTCAAAATCTGCGGGTTTACGTCCATTATTCGAGTCCTAGTTTTGCCGCTAAATGAGAAATAGCCGCATCGACTCCAAGCGCTTTAACCTTTTGCCATTCAATCTGCGCCGGATTAATACAGGACGCCGCAAGATGTGTCGCCTCGTCAACCACTTCGTATGTGGAAGACATATTCTCAGCCTGGCGTTTCGCAATCGCTTCGTTGTTTTTTGCATCGTCTCCAAAAAACACTTCTTTCCCAACAATATTCCCGTCCTTATCTTTTACAAGTACGCAAATCATAGTAATGGATTCGACCCGACGCCGAGAACAGGATCGATAAACCCCCTTAATACAAGATCGAGCTTTACGGCAACCGCATTTACGTTTACGCTTGCGCTGGCGGTAAGTTGCGTGTCATTGATCGGAAACACAACCGTCGTTGTCCCGAGACTCCGAATTAAGACGACTCCCGTCGATACATCAACGGCCGTGTTACCGGCATTCACCTGAATAACGCCAGATATACTCCCTGTATTAATATGGTTCGGGATATCTGTCGTACCCGTTCCGGCCGAATAGGTCCAAGTAATGCTTGTGGCCGAGGCGGAAGTGGCGAGTAAAATCCCTGGCTGAGTTATTGAATTCGTCGTCACAACCCCGTTTGTAAATTCCATGCGTATACCATTGTGCTGAAACGCAAGAATGTTTGTCGTATGGGTCGAATTATCCCCGTATCGAATCGTTCCCAGGTAAACCCAACTACTCGTACCAAAGTTTGAATTTAGAGTCGCGTAGTTAGCCTGAATCGGCATAACCGTGTCTCCGACCAAAACCCAATCCGTGGTATTGTCCGTCGCTTTGACCGCATAGCAGGCATACCACGTATTAGCCGCAGCGGATCCCGTTCGGAGCCCGCCTTGTTTTGTTCCGCTCAAAGACGCATTGCGCGTGATGTCCATTTTTCGCGGCGTTGTCGTCGTTTGATTGCGAGTCGAACCATCCGGAAAAAGCATAACGCAGTCGCCGGAGGTACCGTCTAAACCGGACTCTACATCGACAACAGTAGAGCTCGTATTAAGAAGATTCGGCCGGCGCCACGTGCTGTAGTGATCGACATAAGCTTTGGTCGCCACTTCCAAGGAAGTCGTCGGGTCGACATCGACTTTTAGTTTGGCGAAACTTTTTGTTAGAGCCTCAAGACCCGTGAATACGTTCGCCACATCCGTCGTATTGGTATTTACCTGAGCAGACGCGATCGTGGTCGAAGGAGAAAACGAATAAGAAACTGTAAAATTAAGAGCCAAGCTGTCCTCCTAAACTGCCGTCAATTGCTTTCGAGCCTTGTCTGTCTTTAAGCGAATGCTCACACCCTGAATTGTGTAACCCTGGGACGCATTCGCGTTTCTAATCTTTAAGCTAAAAAGGTTGCCCCTACCTTGCACATACATACGCGGCTGGACCGCATTCTGGCCACCCCACACATCCACGTCCCATAAAGAGGAATCCCACACGCCGCCGACGGCGACAATACTCATATTGGCGGTACGCTGCGCCGACGTATAATCAAAACCATAGGAGAGCTCCACCGTCGTCGTCGCCTCATTTAAGGCCGAAACCGTGAAGTACATCGGATGAACCGTTAAATCAAGTGTCCCGAGATTCTTAAACGGCATTCGCCAATAAGCGTCAATAATCCCTGGCGACGTCTCCGACGCATCATTGAATACCCCGATGGAATACTTCTTATATATTTTCCCGTCATAGTGGCCGGCATAAAATAAACTGTTCTGCACACTAAAGGCCACATTCGCTTTAAATCCCTTCGAATGACGCAAAAAGCATTTGCGATTGATATCCCACACGATGTTGTAATTGTTGGTTGTGCTGGAACCCGTCGAAACCATGAATTCAATTTGCCCAAGCGGTTGATTGTAGAATCCGACCGTATTGGCAAGATAAGGAGTATTAATAGAATCCCATACATTGTTAATGTCATCGGGATAGGTTTCGAAGTTAAGGCCATCCGTTGTGGAGCGCATACGCTTACTTGGCGTCACAAAATAGATCGTTCCGTTGGCAAAGGCATAAGCGTAGCGCCCCGCAATTCCAATTCCCTTCTGAAGCTGATAAATCGGAAACGGTTGGCGCGTCAGAATCATCATGTGGGTGCTGGAATTCTTAAAGAGAATGGCGGTATCGGCTCCCATCACTATTCCGCATTGGAGAGCTTCGCCGTCCGACTTGTTCACATCCGCATTGCCCGAGCCCGAACTTGTCCAATCTTCCGGATCAGACAAGACGGGCCAGTAAATACGACTTGGATTTGCAGACGTCGAAATAGCGAAAATCCGATTGTTAGCGGCAAAAGCCGTGTAAGCAGACGGAGGAGATCCGCCTAGAGCAGCGGCATTTCCGCTTCCGGAATACTTAAACGGAGCATTCGGCGCGCCGCCAAACCAAATCTGAAGATTGTTATAGATAATAGGAGTCCAATAATTGGTCGCGCCGGACGTGATCGTTACGGCTCCGGTCGCATCCGCCATCGTTCCTGTTAAAGATGAGGACGTGAAGAACTTTGTTCCGGCCACCGCGTTAATAAATTCGGTGCCTGAATTAAACTTTACGTACCCTCCGCCAACGACAGGCGTTGACGACGATACCATGGCCGACGAATTGAAAGCGGAATCCCCGTTTCTCTTCTTAAAACCCTTATTCAAAATAAGAACGTTGTCTAAGTCTGGAGATTGATTCAGGGGCATTAGATACTCCGGATCGTAGGTATTTAAACCTCCGGAAAAGTCGTTTAACTCGATCGCTGGGCCGCGTGCTCCCACTAAGAATTCCTCGGATAGTTAAAGGGAAGAGGCATATACCCCAAATTGCCGCCGACCGGCTGATTGTCAGCGGCCGTCATAACGCGGTGCCTGAACAGTCCATCTTCAAATTCATTCTTCATTTGTTCGAGAAGATTGTTAAAAATGACGACGGATTGCTCATACCTCGTGTCATCTAAGAAGGAAAAGCCCTGCATCTTGGCGCCTTCCAAGAGAGTCGTCGTATGCCACTTGGCCGGAATAACGGACACATCCGAATCAGCCGACATATCGGTCGCAACCGTGTAGTAATCAATCCGAAGGTTTATCACGCCATCGGGATTTGGCCATAACCTGAACTGCGGTACCCCCGATCCGGAGCTGGAATCGACCCCCGCCATACAAAAGATGCGCGGCGTGCCGCTCGACAAATAGCCAGGATTAAAGGACTGAAAATATTCTGGGCTTGTCTGAATCAACTGGTAGGGAAGAACGTCCTGATACACCTGAATAATACGGTCGACGCTTGAACTTGTCGAATAATACATCTTACGCACCGCATACGTTGCGGCCGTCGCCGTATTAATCGCGCCGATTTCCAGGGTGGCCGATGTCGTACCAGAGGTATGGGAAGTAATTTTATAGAAGTCCTTGGATGAGGACGTCTGAATATACCGCCCACTTACAGAGACATTTGTCCCGTTTGTATTGACCGGAGCTGTACTAAACGTGATGGAAGTTGAACCTGCGGTCGTAGCCACCGTTCCAGAAGTTATATCGGGAACAGTCTGGATTACAAGCGGAGTCGGACTCCGCAAGAAAGGCCACTCGAATGACCGCAGGATAATCTGTTGAGCATTATTCAACCACCGCTTGAGCAGTGTCGCCTCGCTTGATATGGTCTGATCCAAGCCGCACTGTGCCGCCAACTCCTGCTGCAAAGTGAGAAAGGTCGCCACTTACCTTCTCCGCCTTGCGTTGATCGTACCGAACGATTTACAGTTTCCGGCTGACAAGGCAAAGTCCGTCTTTAAGTAGTAGCTCGTCGATGCCGACAAGCTTGCTTGCATACGAGGGATTGTTAAGGTGACATTTGCGCCCGCCGTTGGCGGTGTACCGCTGGCAGTATTCGTCACATTAAAACCAGTCGAATTGTTTCCTGAAACGGTCAAGATGTAAACATCCCAGGCCGTCGAAGTCGCGCCGTTTAACGTAGCCGTAGCAGATCCAGAAATATCCCAATCGCCAGGCGTCAAATAAATGACAGCGATATCACTTAAGACATTGTTTGATCCGGACGTTATCGCCTGAGCGACAAGCGTTGTCGAACTAATAAACTCCCCAATAATGCCGGCGCCAGCCGTACTATTCGTTCCCGTCCCGACAAGATTTGTGATTATCGCAGACGAAATTGTCACCGTCGAAGCGGAAATCGTTCCGGCCGTGAAATTGACAACCGTTCCGGATGAAACATAGAAAGTCGCTCCGGATTGAAGCGTACTTCCTAGGTTAATCCCGCCGCTAGGAGGTCTGAGGTCCGCACAAGCAAATACAGGAATTAAAAGAGCGACAAACGTCCAAAATAGCCGTTTCATAAAGTGTCTCCTATTGGGTCCACTCAAGATATCGAAGGTCTGCCGTCGATGACGCCGTGATCGCGTAAATATCCCCACGATAACCCTCCCACCCGTTAAAGTCATAGGCTCCGCCTTGTGCGACCGGCATACCTGTAGAACTCGTCACCGACGAGTCCGTTCCGACGTAAACGGTCGCAGTCCCGACGTTGTAAAGCGTGATACCCGCACGCCAACTATTAGCCGCCTTAACAAGAGTAGCCGCGCTTGTAACTGTAACCGTGTTGTATGAATTAGCCATGACTTAAGCCTCCACTGCGACTTTCTTTGGCCGACCGCGTTTCTTTGCCTTCGGCTCGTTCACAATAATTGTTTCATGCTGCCCCACTAAGGGCTGAATCTCTGGCACGTCGATTGTTTCACGTGGAACAGGGATGACAGGAATATCTTCGGGTTCAACTGACAAAGGTTGTGTCGACCCCGCCGCAAGCGGCATAGCCATGTCTTCCACCTTCTCTTTTAGCCGAACCTCCGGACCGACGTGCAAGCGCAGATATTCGCAGATCTCGCGCCAGCGCTGCTTGTCGTCATTTAAATCCGTATAGTCCAAGACAAAGAAGCAAGGCTCGGACCCAATCGGCGTATGCTTATAGGTGTAATTTCTGGCTAAATCCACGGTCGTATCGGTCTTAAAAACCGTCCGCATACTTCCGATCGAAATAAGCCACTTCGCCCACGAGCGCGGAAATCCAGCCGCCTCACGAGTTTTGACGCCTTTGGTAAATCTTTCCGGCAATTCATCGAAAACAATTAGCCGGTCAACAAATCCCGCATTAACAAGCTTGAAACATTGCATTTAACTCCTCCTTATTTGTCTGCCAACAACGCTGAAAATAGTCTATGCACCGACAAGTACCTTTGAGTTAAAGAATTCACCCAAGATGGTATTGACCCGATTTTGCATCGTGTGATTCTTTATGACGTGCTCATATCCGGCCAAAGCAATCCTTTCGCGTTCTTCGTCGTGGGAAAGATAGTATTTCGCCTTATCAACGGCCTCATCTAATGAGCGATACAAGACCAAATGCTTTCCGTCTTCGAAAATCTCATCAATTGACGGAACCCAATCGGTAAGAAGGAAGGATTGCGTGCCAAGAACCTCAAAGCAGCGCATATTGAGATCTTCTTTCATGGCAATATTGAAAACAACCTTCGTTTCCGCATATTTCCGCGCCGCATCGTCAAAAAGCGCTTGGCCGTAGTAGAAATTCGGGAATTCCATGAACATTCTGTCTAAAGCGTCGCTCCTGTTCTGAGAACTGACGTGTCCGACAAAACAAATGTCGTATTTCTTCGTCAAAATATCGAATCGCGGATAGGCTGACGGCTCGAAAGCGTGAGGGAGCCAAATGGGATTAGCAATCCCGTCTCTTTTCATGTCTTCGGCGCCTTTTTTCTGAGCACAAAACACAAAGTCCGCCTTTTTCGCCACACTCAAACGATAGTCGTACCCCAAATGCGTATCAGAGGCCCAATAAGCCATGGGATGCGGGAGTTCATTGGGAATGTAAGGCAAAATGGAGGTAAGCCCGTCCTCTCCCCAATCAACATGAATGTTCAAATCATAAGTACCGAAAG